GCGTCAGTGGGGGTGTCGTGCTTTTTTGAATCTTCGTGCATATTTTTAAATTTAGTTTGTTAAACAATCTTTGGTGGTGTAACGCCCCACCGAACGCAAATAATCTGAACGTTATGTGCCATACGAGATTTGCAGACACCCAATTGTAATGCTATTATGATAGCCGTCATAGTAATAATCATCACTTTCGTGTATCCATTCAAAACGCCATTGTTTACGAAGTGCAATTGATAAATAGGAATATTTCCATCTGAATATTTTACCAGCGATAAAGTGATTAAATCCACCATATTCTTTTAGTCGGCTATCAAATAGTTGTATTCCAAACCAAAAGAACATATTAGAAAAAGTACGGCACATAACACGTGCTATAAGCAATAGCGGTTTTGTGCTATCCGAAAGTTCCTGCTCTTTATTATCTTTTATCATATTTGAAAGTTTATCGTTTTTTAATCCGCTACTGCTTATAGCACCATCCGTTATGTACAAGTGGGGGGTGCCAGCTTCTCCAAGCCTTATGCGTTTTTAGTTTAAAGTCGGTATCCGTCACAACCGATTGCAGTTAATTACCCCCACCTGATACATAACAGCAAATATAAGAAATAAGGGTTTTAGGTGATAACTAAGCTTGTAATCAGTTCTAGAACCTGCCTTTTGTTTTAAAGTGTACCGCTTCCACTCCCTTACTTCTCATATTTGCAAAACGTTAGTAGCAAGTTTGCTTACTTCATTGATTCTCCACATATTCTGCATTTAAAATACCTTACTCCGCCAACATCATATTCCATCGGCTTACAATCGCAAACCAGACTACTAACAGCGTGTATAGGTAATTTATAACCTTGCTGTCGGTATTCATGGAAACATTCTACCACTTTTTTAGGTTCAATTTGAAAATCTCTGTTGTAACAATGGTCTCTCAAATAAATGAAAAACTCAATTAAATCTTTATCATTCATATTATTATTGTTTTTTAAAATCGGTTATAAACTACCCATACACGCAAAACGTTATGCCCAATTTGTTTTATTAAAATTTTCCCCACCCGCCATAAAGGATAAAATATGAGCAATTACATCAACTGTCCATCCATCTCCTAAAAGGCAAGCGGCATCATTTCTTTTCAAATTATTGGTGTAGCCCTCTGGTACGGTTTGCAATCGCTCCAATTCTGTTTGGTTTAAATATCTTAATCCTTTTTGCCAATCTAAATCAGGGCTTTCAAATACTACGGTTGTAAATCCTGTGCTATTATACCTATGCCACATCTTTTCAAGTGTTCTTAATGGTCTGCTATCGCTTTCAAGCAAAGCACGGCTCTTTTCGCGGTCTGTAAATCCACTTGTTAAAATGTCTTTCAGCATTATTTTTTTATCCTGTGGCAAAGGTATAGCACATTTACGGTTGCCAAATAAATCGTAATATGCCGGACCTATGTTTGTCCAATATAATCTATCTCTTAATTGAGCCGAAACCAGCGCACTATTTATTCTTACTGGCTCTGTTCCCATATATTCGCTAATTGTCATATAATCGGCATCGCTCATTATTACGTTTTCCAAAAGCCAATATTTCGGCTCACATTCTTTTAGCAACCGTAAATACTCAAAAAAAAGTCCTGATTTTTCACCTTGCAAACCGTCCCTTGTTGCGTTTCCTCTACTAAAATCTTGGCAAGGGCTACCTCCAATAAGTAAATCAATCTTTGGTAAATCGCTTGCCTTTACCTTTCGCACATCTCCTAATTGAATCGTGTTTGGATAATTGCTTTGTGTCGTTTCAATCGCATGGGGCTTTATCTCACAAGCAAAGTATTGCTCATATTTTATCCCTGCCTTGTTTAAAGCAATCTGTCCACAACTCATTCCGTCAAATAAACTTAATACATTCATATTTCCTACGCTCAAAATTTTAATAAAACAAACTTTCCCTTCGGGGGCATAACACGGGTTTGGCGCAATGCTCGTTCCTCGCACTTCGCCAAGCCCGATACCGTTAGCGGCAAGGCTGAAAGACAATATCAACCTTGTACACCTGCCAACCATACTTTACACAATCTTCCCATGTTATATTTGACCCTTCAAGAAATTTAGCTATTGCACCTTTTCTTTGTAAGTGTATTGTTTCGGGTTGTAAACAACCTGTTCTGTTACCAATAATGTAGTGAGCCTTCAAAGTAGAAAGCCCAGCCGCTAACACATTATTTGCGTCAGTGGGGGTGTCGTGCTTTTTTGAATCTTCGTGCATATTTTTAAATTTAGTTTGTTAAACAATCTTTGGTGGTGTAACGCCCCACCGAACGCAAATAATCTGAACGTTA